TGAAGCAATTGCTGCATTGCAACCCGAAGAGGCATTTTATGTGTCATACTTCAATGCGGAGACCGGCGAAGGTTACAAGCCTTCTACGGTCGCCCAGGTAGTGGGGCGCATGTCGAAAGACAGCGCACAGTATCGCTACTCTGTTCGTTCTGAAGCATCCAAAGCTGGGTGCTACATCATCTGCAACCTTAAACCTTCCGATGACTGAATTTTCCGTTAGTGGTGCTCTATTCCCTCAGAGCGCCGATGACCTGAAGAAGCGGCTGAAGGATCGTTACGACGCATCCAAGAATTATCCGCAGCTTGACGGCGTGATGAACATTCCAGCCGATGTGGCTTACGCATTGGCTGAGTACATCATGCAGGGCAAGCCTGTTGGTGACCGTCAAGAGATTCCGATCGCGATCAGCGGCTGGAAGCGGACCACCAATGCTGGCAAACCTTATGTCAGCTTGAGCTTCAAGCCGCACTACAAGTACGAGAAAGCCGAGGATGGCGCTGAAAGCGTCGCCAAGGCCGCTGAATCTGTGGCTGCTGCCACTGATGGCGACGTGCTTGACGATCTGTTCTGACCATTATCGGGGCGGTACATCCGCCCCCTTTTTCAATGAACCCAACTTTTCGCAGTAAAGACTTGGGTCGCGTATTGTCACTATCTGAAATAGAAGATCTAGGCACTGGCGACCAAAAAATACTTTACGAAGAATTGATTGAAGCGGTGCGTTCAATTGACGCAACGATCAAAGAGATTTGTGATCTTGAGAAAAGATCTGGCATCCGATCTGATTCAGATTGGCTGCATCGCGCTAAGAAGAAGCGCCGCATCTGCCTTGAGTTTGCGGCAAAATTAAATGTGATCCTTGGTGGTGCTGAACCGCAAAAGATCAGCTATGAGGACGCTTACAAAAAGCGTCTACGTGAAATCCTTGCCGAAGAATTGGGACCTGATCTTGAACGAATCGAATCCGAAGCAGCAGAGCTGGCCCGCGCTGACGTGGGACGAGACTGACCGTAAGGCATCTATTGGCCCGGGCCAGAGCAGGCCGCTACCTGGCGCGAGAACGAAGATGTTCAAGATGACAGTGAAGCCTGTTGATGGCCCACAGCTAAAGGTGCAGTTTGCGGCCGAAAGCGCAAAACGTGCTGAGGTTTACGCAACGAACCGGTGGCCAGGCGCTAGAGTAAGCGACATCGAAATTGTCACACAATGACATTTTCGTTTTTCATTGCCTTTTGCGAGTGTTGCATTTCTCGCTTTTTCTTTGTAGACTGAGCGAGCTTTCGCAGCAGATGCCTGAGGAAGCCTAGATCCATTGCTTTTTGACCATGATTACAGAACGTCAACTTGATGTTAGCGTCGAAGCAGTTAAAAGATTGCTGATTGACGCTTACACGAAATACGACCAAGCCTTCAGAGCTGGCGACCCTGACCAGCGCTACTGGGACGGCTATCTGCGTGCGCTGCATCATGTTCTTGAAATGGAGGGCGAGTGATGAGCAGCACGCTGAAAGAATTTGGCAGACAGTTCGGTCTCGGGAAGCGGCTGATGTTTGCTTTTCTTGGATTGTTCGCACCTGCAACCATGCTTGTTTGCGTGGTCAAAGCTTTTCTGAAAATTGTTGAAGATCTTAGCCCAGAAGAGCTGCAGAAACTTATCGAGGAGATCAAAGATGTTTGATCCACATTTTCGCGTTGAAGTTCTTGGTCGCACGCTGGATCCGCAGACGTTGATCTGGCAGGCAATGCACCAGGACTACAGTGAGCTGCTGGTGGCGGACGAGGAGCCCCCATCAGAGCCAGAAGCCGGTGAACGGGTTGTGAAGCACCTGCTCGCTGGAGGTCGCGGGCACTGGGGACCGGTAGAGCATCCAAGCATCACATTTAATGTCGGGTATTTTCCGCATTCAGTGATGCAGCAAGCCAGAACGCATCGCATTGGCGTGACTTTTGATGTGCAGTCTCTGCGGTATACCGGCAAGCGTATCTGCGAAGTTGCTCGCGGTGAGCGTGACCTTGAAGAGGTTTTCTACATCAGGCCGGTTGGTGAATACACCGATCGACAGGGCAAGAAGTATTTCTATCCCGATCGCGAGCGCTATGAAGATTTGTGTATCTGCGATGTCGCCGCCCAGCGTTATTCAAACATGATCGAGATGGGGTATTCGGAAGAACACGCTCGCAGCATCTTGCCGTTCGAGTACAGACAGCATTTTGTTGTTACATTTAACATGCGTTCGTTGATGCACTTTCTTGATCTGCGTGCGAAAGCTGATGCGCAAATTGAAATCCATCAACTGTGCAACATGTTGATGCCGCACTTTGACGAGTGGGCACCAGCAGTTGCGCAGTGGTACACCAAAAACCGTCTAGGCAAAGCGAGGCTTGCACCATGAGCGATCTAATCAACCATCCTGAGCACTACACCCAGGGCGAGATCGAGTGCATCGATGCAATCCGGGCTGCACTCACACCAGAGGAATTTCGCGGCTACTGCAAGGGCAATGTCTTGAAGTACGTCTGGCGCGAACGCAGCAAAGGACAGAATGAGTCTTTGCGTAAATGTATCCCTTACATTCGCTGGGCAACCGATGAGGACTCTATCTGAGCAGGACATCGTTTTGATCTTGGAGTCGCCCGCAAGCGACGCTCAGATCGCCATGCAATATGGCTTGTCGCGTCAATCTATTCAGCAGATCAGGCGTGGCAAGACCTATGCCGATATAAGGCCCGACATTCCGCGTCGCAGCAATCAGTCTTGCATTAAATGCCAGCATTGGCATAATAATTACTGCTCATTTGGATTCCCGGATCCAGCAGAAGAAGGACCGCGTGCTGCTCGCTATTGCAACATGTATCTTGTATCATCTGAATAACTGCTATATGGCTATGCAGCCTGGCAACACTGGCGCCCAGTTAATGACATATGGCGTCGCATCGTATTTCAAACCTTGGTATTTTGATGGCCGAATTGTGTACTGGGGTGATCCAGAGCACACACATTCTGCAGCACTTGCTGCTGCTGGCAGAATGAAAGCATCAGTGCGTCAAGGCAGTTTCATTCGTGACTGGTAGCAGCTATAGATACCACGCTGGCCGCTTGGTCGTAACGGAGCGATCAGGCGGCTGGGTTGCTGTGATCAAGACCAGAGCCGAAACCGTTGAAGTGCCGCTATCCGCGACAAAACCGGAAGTCGCGATCATTGAAGCGGAGCAGCTTTATGCTGACGCACGAGCTGTAACAAACCCTAAACCTTATTGCTGGCAGTGTATTCATTGGGAGCCAGTAAAATCAAGTTGTGGTCTTGGATTCCCTGAGGGTAAAAGGAGTGGCGGACGATTCGCAAACCAATGCTCAGCATTCTGGGCGGATTGAATTTGATAACGGAGCGTACATTGATACGCTGTATGACGAGCGCACGGGAGAGCCGTATTATCGGACATGTTCCAGGGGCGGAGCGATTTGCCGGTATTCGTCAGATTTGTGGCAGGCGCAGATTTATGCGCAGTATTATTAGTCAGGCTCGTCGATCCATTCTTGAATGCGATCAGCCCTTTCTTGATCGAAGAAAGGCTGCGCTTTAAACCAGCGCCAAACTTCGTCCGATCCCTTGGACCCGTTACATCGCCGGCAGCAGCTAACTAAATTGCGCCTAATAGTTAATCCGCCCCTGTGTCTTGGTATCACGTGATCCAGCGTGTCAGCGTGCTCACCACAATAAGCGCAAGTGCGATCCCAGTTTTCAAAAATCTGCTTTCTGAAAGCGTGCTTGCTGGTGCGCTTATGCACCAGCTCCGCGCCTTCAATTGCATGACCGATGTATCCACCTTCAAGCGGAAACACCTCTAGGTCAAAGTCAACAATTTCTTCTGTTAGTTCTTCAATTTTAGCTGCAATGTCTTCCGCAAAATCATCTGGATCCTGACCGTTTACACCGGAACTCAAAAACATAATCTTTGCGATGTTGAGGTAGCGCTTTTCAACGCGATACACGGAATCTTCTTGTTCTGGCATTCGCCTTGGGCACTTAGTTGGATCGCAGACCCATCTGCCGTTCGCGAATGTGAGCTGACTGATTGGCAGTGATTCGCGGCATAAGCTGCTGCGGCGACACTGCCTAAATTCTTCGGTCACGCATTTGTTCGCGACTCAACATATTGAGCCTACTGAGCGAGGGCTGTTATTAACCTCGACTTGCCTCGACCTTAAGATCTCCGTTATATCTTCCGGTGATGCTATAATCTCGCAGCGGTGTTTGATTCATGTAAAAGAACACCATCTGGCCAATTTTCAGGCCAGGGTAAAGTGGCAATTTCCAGTGCCTGCGTGCATTAACCAATTCGAGTGTAAGTTTGCTGCCATGCCAGCCAGGATCACACCAGCCCGCAAGAAGATTTTCGAATCCTTCTCGCGCTCGGCTGCTTTTTAATACAAATTGAGCTGAAATGTTTTCTGGAATAGCAAATACTTCGCGAGTCTCTGCAAGGCAAAATTCGCCCGGCAGCATCCAATATGGATCTTCGGCGGTGCGATCTGAGATATTCATGGTGACGAGTTGCCTTTGATCGGCAACCTCAATCATGATGTTGTCACCAAGCGTTACATCAAGACTTGCTGGATTTAGCAATGCCGGCACAAATGGCCAAACCATTTGTGAGTTTTCGCAAAATTGCTTGATCTGCCAATCGCAAAGTACGCTCACGATTCAAAATTCAGGCTTCACTATGATAGCCCAACCTGTATTGGCGCCGTCTACCTCCCAGCGCCTGAGCCAGTTCTTGCGGCTGTATTCGATGCGAACACCCAACGATGCTGAGTTGCCGATGTAGCCGCCGTTGACCATATCGGCTTCGCCATTGGGATCGTTGTGAACAATTGTGTCCTCGGTGTAACCGATCACGCAAGTCCAATGCCCACCGCCGCGCGGCGCAGTGATCGGGCCATGATGCAACCAGCCAACAGCAACAGGTCGGCCAGCGTTGATCTCAGCTTCAAGCGTTGCGATCGAGCAGTCGGTGCGAAACCTGGCATCGAAACCCAGCGAGCGTAACGCTTTGACTTGCGCTTGTGGGTTAGTCGTGTCACCGAATCGAGCACGGATGATGTTGTACTCATCATCCGAGTCAACCTGGCCGTAATAGCCAGCGATCATCGCGCAGGTGCTGCTGAAGCATTCGCGGTATCCAGCGCCTGATGCGTTATCAAGCTGATACTCGTATGGCACATCAAGAATACGTTCGCCCGGTTTGCCGAGCTGCGAATCCATGATTGCAATCAGCTTTTCGGCATACTTCGGATCGGTTGCATAGCCTTCGCGCACGAGCAGCTTGGCGCATTCGTTACGATCATCGGCGCGGTTCACGCCTTGATGCTGCTGGTAGTTCTGATACCACCGCGAGACGAGGTACTCGACGCAAGCGGCAAGAGACGGAAAATCGATGAAGCTATCGGTGATCGTGACCCATTGCCCATCCAGAAACTCGCGGGTGGTCGTGGACGTGCCGGATCCTTTCAGGCCGAAGTAGTTGTGCTGGCCGGAGGTGTGTTTGCCCCAGCCAGATTCAAGCGCCCATTGTGCTGCGACCACCTCGGGGAATTTGGCACCAGCAACCGCAGCGGCGGCCATGATGCCATTCCAATCATTATCGAAGCTGGCGGGCGCCTCGACAGCCGATGACCAGGTGCTGTACCAGTCTTGATTCCTATTCAAGATTGTCGGGTCTGCCTTTAATAGCCGCTGTTCCAATTCAATGATGGCCGCCATTTGATGAGGCAGTCCAGAACGATAATGCTGAAACAGATCGATCAGGCGAACGCGGCTAGTCTTCATGGTAGTTTTTGTTTGGTCCTGAACAAATGCGCCGTGGCGGAGTTGTCATAGCCCGGTCTACAGACCATTTTAAGCGAAATAACCTTTGCCAAAGCGTGTTTTGCGGAATGTTTTGTAATTCTGCCCACTCAGCAACTGGCTTAGTTTGACCCTGCCATGTGATCAGTTTACTGGTTGATGTATTTCGCGCTTGTTGCTTTTGGGTGGCCCATACACAATTGCCGACCCAGTAGTTTCTGTTGTTATGCACTCGCTCTAGGCTCATGCCTTCGGGGCAATCTCCCATGTCTGCATAAAAGCCTTCATACTCGAACCAACGCGGATCAATTTCTATACCTCTGCCGCCATAGCGATGATACCACTTGCTTTTTTTGTCGTAGCAGCGCTCAAACATAGACCGCCAAGTTCGATAGCTATTAGTATGCTTACCTCTTCTGGCGTGTCCATGCGTAATCTTACCAGCAGCTAGTTCAATTCTCAAGCATCCGCAGCTTCGTGTTTTACCTGTTCGGATGCCATCAGTTGACACAATGCAGGTAGTCCCGCAATCGCACTGGCAGTGCCAATGAGTTCTGCCTCTGCGGTTTGGCGCCTTTGTCAAGACCAGCAGCTTGCCAAATCGTTGCTGCGTAAGGTCTATTGGTTTCATTCGCTTATTAGAAGTGGGTGGGTCGGAGCTAAGGCAGCGCAACGCTGCTAGCTTGCCCATTCTACACACGCACACCAAGTTGCAGCTATTCTCCTTTAGGCGAGTCGAACCAGGGAGCACGGATGTGTAGGTCATCAAGCCGCACTGGCGGCGGTGTCATTGGCGGCTGGGTCTTGTGCCAGGCTTTGATCTCAGCATCAAGCCGTGGCTTCAGCGTGGCTTCAAACTTGCGGCGCTGAATTGCACGCTGCAGATCCTGCAGCGGTGACCGCGTGTCAAACCGCCAAAGCCAACGGCCATCAGCAGGGATCAGCCCTTTTTTGATTTCAGCGTGCGGAGGACGTGAAACACAAGCTGGATCACGCTGTTGTCCTTGAGAGGCGACAGGGCGATGATCTCAGATGCAGCAGCCACAACGATCCAAGTGATCGGGCTGGCCAGAATTTCTTCGAGGTGCATGAGGGTGAGGAACTCGTACCTGAATCCTAGCGCTGTTGGTTCTCTAGGACAGTAATTCTTTCGCCGTGTGCGTTAAGACGAGTGTAAATTTCTTTTCGGTCTGCCTTCATATCCAAGTGCAACTCCTCCAATTTTCCAGCGATGCTTTCGACTGCTGCGGTGAGGCGGATGACGGCTTCGCGGGATTCGCTGGTGCGTTTGGTGAAGCCCGATACCGACATGCCAGCGATGCCGATTGAGGCACCGAGAATCGCGGCGT